CGAGTATGCACCCGAAGAAGTGGCAAGTGCCTCAAAGTTGACGTGAGACTGACGCTCTTCGATGTCGTCAATCTTGAATGCAAAGGCGTTCGCCTGATCCACGACCATAGTGGTCTGATCGTCAGCGAGGTCTTGCGGGTTTACCACTGAGCCACGAGCGTAGCTCGATACAGTGATGGTTGGTTCCTTGATGATACGGACAGTATCACCGAAGTTCTCAATTTCGCCAGCGTAGTCGGTATTCGTGATGTCTTCAGCAACCGAAGCGCGACGGAAGAACTTGAGAACCTTTTGGCTGAAAATTTCCGGAGTAAAGTTACCGGAAGGCAGGTTATTGTAACCTGATGCACTATCAAAAGCCATTGGTCTTTCCTTCCTATTTTGAGGTTTGGGTTAGTTGTTGTAGTCGATTCGGCCTTCTGCTCGTGCGGCGTCGAGTTCTGTTTCCATCTTCTCGAATTCCCACGGCTTCATTTTGCCGATTTCTGAAGCTTTCCAAATCCGTTTGTCTCCCGCAGTAGAAGCTACCTCTCTGGCAGCGGGCTTGGATACAGACATGGCTGCGTCCTGTTTTTTGCGGGGCTTTGCAGATTTCTTGTTCAAGCCCTTGTCTGATTTATACAGATCAACCACTCTACCTGCCCACTGTGCGTCCGTAGCATTGTCGTAGACACCGTTGGAAATAGACTTAGGCTGACCTTCGAGCCATGCAGTGAATTCCTCACTGGATTTTATCTCGTCAAAATCAGGGTGGAGTCGAAGTAACTCTTGGTACGCTTTCTGCTTTTCAAGCTGTTTTTCGCGTTCCTTGATGGTGTTCAACTCACCTTCCATATCCTTCACTCGTGCTTCAGCTTGCGATGAAGAGATACGGTGGATTGCGCTGTATACGTCAGGATACTGATTCTTGAAATGATCCAAGTCGAAGTCCGACTGGTTTTCAGGCATGGGGGCGTTAGTAGTAAGACGAGAAACGTATTCCTCTTCTTTCGACTGCCACTCCTTCAGTTTCTTGTCGTAGTGACGCTTGAGATCGTCGTAACGCTTCTTGTACTCAGGAGTTTCCTCCTGCTGCCCTTGAGCAGCGAAAGATTCTGTGGGGGCTTCTTGGGGAGTGGCCGACTTTTCATCGGTGTCCTCTTGAGCCTCTAGCTCTTCTTCCGTGTCTTCGTCGTCATCCTTATCGACCTCTTCACGATACTTTCCACGATATAGGCTATCGTCATTTACTGTTCCGAAAGAATCGTTGGGCTTGTTGGCGCGATGGCCTTTTACTCTCTTTGCCATTTGATTTACCTCACTCGCGGTGCCACTTGGCTGTGGGTGGCCGCTCCGGTTGTGTCAGGGCCGCATACGCGGGTAGCTGACGAATCTTTAGTCTACTGACGTGCAGTGTAGAAGTTGTGCCCGCCGTAGCTATCGAAAAACTCTAAGTTGCGTGTCATCCACGAATCGCCGGATTGCGTAGGCGCTTCGTACCACATGACATTTTCGGGGATTGGTGGGGTGGACTCCATCTCGCCACTCAAAATGTCGCTGGCGATAGCGTATGCCCGTGCAGCCCCCTGCGCGAATATATCAAACGTACTGTTGTACTCATCCCTCATGAGTGTGCCGCGCGTTTTATCCATACCCTCGTACTCAAACGCGCCCTTTGGACGCTGCTTGAGAAGGACTTTTTGTAGGGAGTCTTGATTGCGGAAGCCGAGGCTAGGATCGTCGCTGTTCATGCGATTAACAGCCGTCTGTGCGACTGCGTACATATCCTGCGGATCGGCGTTAGACGTGGCCGTCTCCGCCATAATCATATAAGTGAGAAGCTCGACATCCGAAAGGGTCTTAAAGAAATTTACGTTGCGCGTACGTGTTACGCCTTGAGACCAGTGCTGATTGAGCTTGTCAAGAAAGCCTTCGGGAATCTCGTCTTGCATTTCGGGAAACTCTGCTTCCGGGTACGATTCCGCCTGTCGCTTCATACGCATAGCTTCTGTTACTTGCGGAACATCCATGAAGCTGTCCGGGAGTTGCCCCGCTTCTGGGGGAGTCGCTGACATCGCAAGCTGAATGCCGCTCTCGTCTGTTCCATCTGCGTATCCAATCGTGCCGCCCTTCGCAGCCTTCTTCAGCTTTTCTTCAGTCTTCGGCTTGCCTCGATCATTGATCTTGCGGAGACGATCTCTGCCAATCACGTCTGCTAGTTGCGGAGAGATGTAGACTTCACCCTCAGATATTTGAATATCAGTGGCTTCGCGATCATCGCCAGCCCCCTCTTAGCCTGATCCCCTGACGTAATCTTCTGCGTCCTTGATCATTTTGGCTACGTCCTGCTCACCCGCCAACTTCACTGCTTCGGCATTCAGGACCATACCCTCTTCTTTAGCGACCATAGGCTTGTCGTCAGCGACAGACTTCTCATCAGTCACTTCTGATGGGGGACGCTCTACGAAGCCAGACTCATCCCCAGCAGCTTCGAGAAGCTCGTTGCCAGTGATCATAGGCCCCTCAGAGTCGGGGGAGCCGCGTACGAAGTCTTCGTCTTCAGGAATTTCGCCGCCCTCATTGTATCCATAAGAACGAGCCATGCTTTCATATCGACTTGCGGATGCAGAGGCACTTTTTGCCTGCTTCTCGCTCATTCCGCTACTTTGATAATCTCTCTGCCTCTGCTCTCTTCTTTCATCCCTGTCACTGCTGTCTTCATCTCTTCGCTGTTGCGCACGTTCTTCAGCGGCTTTTCTTCGGGATTCTGTAGCC